CGTATCTCGCTCAACCGTGAGCGGGCGGGCATAAGGGTTGGGGCTTGGTGCCGCGCTGTATTCAGCGGTGCGCCATTCCTGCGAAAGATCAGCCCGGTCAGCGGCAGAAACAGCGCCTGCAAACTCACCGCTGCCAATGGGCTGCCAGTGCCGCGCGTAGCGCACCCGCACCGTCTGCGTGGGCACATCCTCACCGTTGGGCACTTGCTCCAGGCTGCGCGCATTCCAGCGCGCCACCACCGGCAGGCTGCCGTCGCCAGCCGTGCCGGCCGGCAGCCCGTAACGGGCCATGCGCAGAGTGCCGCCACGGTCAAAGCCATACCACGCGCCAACACTGTTGGCCAGTTCATCCATCAGGTCCAAAGTGCTCTCGTTACCGCGCAGCAGCACGCCACACACGGCGTTGTTGGCGGTGTCCAGCGCAGCAACATCCGCCGCGCTGATGTCGCCGCTGCTGATGCCACGCGCCAGCGCCAGCGTCTTGATCAACTGCGCCGCGGTGCTGCCGCCTGAACTGTCTGCCGTGCAGTCAACGGTGATGCGATAGGTTGGCGTGGATGCCAGCCTGATCATTCCGCCGGCCAGCCATGCGCGGTATTGGCCGGGCGTTGGCGGCACCGCTTCCATGTCCGCCTGATCAGCGTAGGCCGCGCCCGCCGTCAGCGCGCTGCCGCCGTCATACACCGCCTGGACGGATTGCAGCGCGCGGGCGCTGATCTGGTAGATCAGGCGCGATGTGTTCACGGCCACAGGGCCAACGCCAAAGACCTTTCCAAACACTTGCGGCTTGGGCTTGGCGGCCAGTTCTGGCCCGCCGTCAACGCCCGCCGGCAGCACGTTGGTGCCGCCATATGCTTGTGTGCTGTGCGGGCTGCTTAGTTCATAGAGGCGGTCTTTGATCGACACCTCAACCGTGTCAAGGCGCAGCGCCGCCTGGCTGATGACGGCCCGCAGGCGCAGCACTTTGCTGCTGTATGCAGCGCCGGGTTCTACGCTGTAGACAGACACCGCGCGCTCGCGGAATGACACCGTGCCATCAAACAGCGCATCAAGGCCCCCATCCACGTTGGCCAGCGTGATGACGCCAACACCTACCTCGCTGCGCGGGTTGGCGCGTACACCAGACTCCCCCGGGCGAAACATGCTGCGGCTGATGCTGCCGATGCCCAAGACACGGCCTTCGTACAGCGTATCAGCAGGCGTGTCCGCACGCGCGGTGGTGTAGTCTGCCGTGGCAAAACGGTACACGGCCGACACGGCCGCGTCGGTGTAGCCGGTTAGCTCAACAAGGTAGATCATTCCACCGCCCGCTGCGCCAGCACGGCCGCCGCGCGCGCCTGCACGCCCGTAGCTTCGGCGGATGATTCGGTGTTTTCAGCAATGCGCGAAAGCCCCGATTGCTGCACCGCCAGGGTTGCTGAAGCGGTGGCGGCCTGCTTTTCAAGCCTGCTTTGGATGGCGTCCAGCAGCGCGACCATGCGCGAAAAGTCGGCCGCATATTCCGCTGTGGAGCCGTAAAACGATTGGCTGACGCCCAGAAACTCGCGCGCTTGCGCCTCAAACGCCCGCACGCTGGCGGCATCACCCGTTGCTGCCTGCGCAGCCAAAGACTCGGCCAGTGCCCGCTCTGATGCGTACTTTTCTTCTGGCGATGCGGGGTCAAGCGCGCTGCCGGTCAGATCGTCGCGGAAAGAACTGATTTCAGCGGAGAGGCCAAGCAGGCTTTCGATCAGATCATTCGTGCTCTTGATCTGGTCTTCAATCAGGCTTCCGGAGTAGCCGCCGGCCGTGGAAGTGGCGGCATCGCCGCGGGCCGCTGCTGCCTGCGCGCGCTGGCTCATGGCGTCTGACACCAGCGCACCGTTGATGAACGCATTGCGCACGAAAGTTTGCGCCGTTGCGGAAGCACCGGAGTACAAGGCCATGGTCTTGTCAAACTCTTCGGCCCAGGCTTGGCCGTACTGCCCGCCTTCAATGCGGGCTTGCACATCAGCGCGGCTGGCCACCCCCGCTTGCTGGGCGGTCATGGCGTCTGCAGATGCTGATATTTCGGCCGCGGTCGGCATTGCCTGTGCCTTGGCAGCGCGCTCAGCGGCGCGGGCGCTTTCGTCTGCGGCGGTCTTCAGGTCTTGCAGCGCCGTGATCTGGTCATACAGGCTGCGGTTGCTTTCGTCCAGCGCCTCGCGCTCTAGGGCGCGGATGGCCGCCGTGTCGCCCTGCAGATCAAGCAATTGGCGCTGCAGGCCTGCGCGTTCAGACTCAACTTCTGCGGCGCGCTGCGCTGCTTCTTCTGCAGCCGTTGCTGCGTCTTCAAGCGCTGTGATCTGTTCACGCAGCGCCTGGTTGTAATCGTATGCGGCAGCAATGGCGCCAAGCTGTTCTGGCGATACATCGCCCACGCCGGCCAGGTACTGGCTGCGCTCCAGTGCGCGGGCGGCGGTGGCGTTGCCGCTGGCGCGCAGCAGATCAACCTCAAGGCTGGCCGCGTCGGCAGCCAGGCCCTGCATGGCGTTGGCAAAGGCTTCGGCGGCTTTGCTAACCGCCGCGGCTGTCTCTTCGATGATGGGGTTTAGCTCGGCAAACGCGCCGGCCACGTTCATCATCACGGCGAACTGCTCGCGCCCGGCCTCGCTTGTCAGGTCAAGGCCTGACACCAGATCGCGGAACGCATCACGCGAATTGGGCACCGCCAGGCCAACACCGCCCAGCACTTCAGTCAGCGCCTGCAATGCGTTGGCCTTGCGCTCTTCCTCAGAGAAAAACTCTTGGTAGTACGCTGCGCTGGCGGCCTGCAGTTTGTCCAGGCCACCAAACGAATCAGCCAGCGCCGCGGCTGCCTGCCCGCCAGCCACTGACGCAGCCAGAAGCGGCACCTCAAGCAGGCCCAGAACATCGTTGGTAGCCTTGATGGCTTCGCCCACACGCTCAATGGTCTGCAGCGTTGTCTCGCCGTAGATAGCCACGGGCTTGAGGGCCTCAGCCCAGCCGGCCACCAGGGCATCACCGTAGGCGGCCAGTGCGTTGGTGATGTCCTCGGCGTTGTTGCCGATGCTGTCTCCAAGGTTCAGTTTGATATCGGTTGTGATCTTGGACAATTCAGCCACGGGCAGACCCAGCGCGGCGCCAAATTCTTCGGCTTTGTCCATCACGCCCGAGGCCGCTTCATCCATGAAGCGGGCCAGATCCTCGGGCAGCGCGGTCAGGCTTTGGTAGGCGTTGCCGCTGCGGAAGAGGCCGCCTTTTTCGTAGATGTCGGCGTAGGCCTGGCCGCTGAAGGCACCGCCGCCAAATGAACCCTGAATGCCGCTGCCGGTGACCTGCGGCGCCGCGCGGCCGATCAAGGCCGCCACGGCGGTGGAACCTGAAAGCAGGCTGGCCAGCCGGTCAGAGATGCCCAACGATTTCAGCAGGTCGGCCTGGGTCGCCTCAAAGGTGCCGGAGACGCCATAGGTATCGCGCCCAACCTGGCGCGCGCCGCCGATGTTGTAGCCGTTGCTGTAGTCCTGATTTGCCCGGTACACGCCGGCCGCAATGGCAGCCACCCAGCTGGCGTAGCTGGCCATGGATGCCGTGCCTGAAGTGGCTGAGGCACCTGCCCCACTGCCGGCAATCTCGGCAGCAGCACCACCGTAGGCCGCCTGCGCTGCAGCAGGCGATACATAGGCCGCCGCCGCCGAGCCGAAATATCCATTGGCCGCCAGGTAGCCGTAGCCCGCCTGGCCGTAGCCGTACAGCGTTTGCAGGCTCTGCGCGCCCTGCAGGTACTGGCCAGCCTGGCCGGTGGCGCCCTGCCCTTGCTGGCCCATCAAGCCCAGCACGGCGTTGGCATAGGGCTGCACGGCGGCCTGGATCACCGGGCGCAGCACCATGGTGCGGAATAGGCCCTTGATGTAGTCCGCCGCGCTCTTGCCGCCTTGCATCAGCGCATCAGCCAACGCCTGGCCAACCTGGTCTGACGCACGCTGCCATTCGTCTGCCGCCTTCTGCGCGGCTTCGGTGTTGGCGCGCTGCGCCTCTTGTGATGCCGTGGCCTCGGTGATGCCCTGGCGCAGCGCGATCTGCTCACGCAGCAGCCGGGCCTGGGTGCGCAGTTGCTCGGCCTCAGCCTCCCAGCCGGTGGCGTCTGCCGCGCGCTCCAGCGCCACGGCGCGCTCTTCAAGGCGCAGGGCCACCACAGCAGCCAGCGCCTCTTTGCCGGCTGTCAGCTCAATGTATTGGTCACGCAGGCGCTGGTTTTCAGTGTCCAGCGATTCGGCGGCCTTTGCCAGGCTGTCGGCGTAGGCGTTGCTGGACTTGGCGGCCGCGTCAGTGATGCGGGTGGCGTAGGCGATGCTGTCGGCGCGCAGTTTCTCGGCCTTCTTCATCGCCTCGGCCGACGCCTTGGCCGCAGCCTCGGCGGCCTCTTGCTCGGCCTTCAGGTCTTGCATGTCGCGCACCTGGCGCTTGACGGTTTCGGGGTTCACAAACCCGCGGCCACCGCCTGCGTTGCTGATGCCCAGAGCGGCGTTCAATTCCCCGCGCGCGGCGGATGCAGCGCCAGTCAGGCGGTCCAGCTCTTGCCGGGCCTCTTTGATCTGCGCGACCCAGTAGCTTTCATTCTC